AAACCTGCTCAACTACCGAGGCGGTTCGCCCGTAGTGACGCCAGCAAAGCGCGTCAACGGTGTCGCCCTGCTGGGCATAAACCCGCATCAGATAAGCCCGATGATGGAATGCTGCACGCCCGCCACGTCATGGATCGCGTTACGCGCATCGCGCCACAGCTCGTCTACGGTGCGCTCGACGATTTGGGCTTTCTGACTGCCCTTGTCCGTGGTGTCGTTACCGGGATAACGCTCCGCCAGATACGCCGCCGCCATTGAGGCCACCGCGTTAACGTAGGCGCTGAGCTTCACGCTCTCGCCGTCAATCTTGTCAGCGGGTACGTCAGCCAGCGTTTTATAGCCGCAGGCCATTTGTGCCGCGCGGTAGTCGAACAACTCGGCGTTAACTTCGGTCATGGCGCGCACCACCTGCGAGCGCAGGCGCTTCGGGGTCACAGTGCCTTCAAGTCGCAACGTGTCGCGCAGTTCGGCAGGGCTAATTTCAGGCCAGAAAAACGAATTGCTGATCGCGGGTTCCGCCGCAGCCGGTGGGTTTGGCTCGCTAATAACGAGTGACATAAAAACCTCTAAATAGGGGGCGGTGGACGCCAGCGTTGAACGAGGCAAATGACCTGTCGCGGCTGGCGTGCCGCCCTGCGCGGGGCGCATTCTGTTAGCGGCTGGAAGCCTTTTTGATTTCGCGTTCCAGCTGCTCAATGGATTTTTTAACGCCGCTGTTTTCGTCCAGCTGCAAGGCGCGTTTCATGTGTTGCAGCGCAAGGCCAGCCCTGCCCAGCGAGCGGTAAACCGTGCCGATCACTTTGTGCAATTTGGCGCGCACAAGGTCTGGCATGTCTTCACCGTCCGTCAGCTCAAGCGTTCTCAGTAGCGGCTCAATCTCCACCGTGTCGCCTGCCGCAATATCCCGCAGCGCGAGCACGGCGATTTCTTCCACCAACAGGTAGCCGGTTGGTCGGGTGAAATCATCAGGCGTGGCGAGCTTATGCTTAAGGGCGTATTCCGCGATATCCAGCGCGCCGGATAAGTCTCCGGCGTCCAGACGCCAGACCATGACGGTCATTAAAATCGCGTCCTGCGCGCCTTTGCCTTCGGCGAGAACGCCGTCAACCCAAGGCGCATAGGCGGGCAGCATGTCGGCTTTCAGCTCGGCTTTCGTTTCGTTCGACTTAACCTGTTTTAGCCGGGCCTTATCTTCATTGAGCTTTCTTAGTTGCAGTTCGTAGCCCGTCGCGTGGCGCAGCAGGCCGTTATCCTGCTGCGCGGCTTCGATAGCTGACTGCCGCAAAAAGTGACTACGGGCAGGGCTGATCATGACTTACTCCTGTTTGCCGTCTTGGCTTTCCGGCTTGTCTTCGGCCTTATCTTCGCCTTTACCGTTAACCGCCTTCACCGCTTCCACGATAGCAGCAGCAAGGCCGCTGTAGTCAGCCGTTGCGGCAGACATTGAGGCGACTTCCGGCTCATGGGCGGCGAGCATTTCGATGTTTTCCACGATGCAGCCGCAGCCGTAATCCTCAACCACGTAGTCGTCGTTGATTGACTCGTAGTTTTCTACGCGGTCGCGTTTCGGGTTTTCTTCGATGTGGCGGCGGTGTGTATCGTCCTGCCAGTAGATCGAGAGGTTATCAAGACGCGTGACAAAGAATGCGTTAGCAGGGAAGCCCGGCACGCGAACCGCGGGCAGGTTGCCGATGCGCTTCTGGCTGATGATTAAATCTGCCGCCATAGCTTCGGTATTTGGCTGCGTCTGATTGACCAGAGGGAAATACTTGTCAGCCAATAACTGACGACCACAGATAACAACCAGCCCCGTATCGTCCTGAAATACAGGATCAATCAGGCTGTCAACTACATCCATCACGGCGGCGTCGAGGTTGGTATAAGCGCCACCTTTACCAATTTTTACCGGGACAGCGGTAATGGTGCCGTCGTCATTCAGCTTGCTACCCATCACGCGCTTAGGCGCGTTGCGGCGGTATTTCTGCATCCAGCCTTCGCCCACGTCCTGCAACAGCGGGTACTTAATGCGGTTAGAGGTTGGTGCGCGCATCACGCCGTTAAAACCGATCAGGATGCGGTCAAGCGCCTGACGCTGAATAATGGCGTCACGTAGTTTCGTCTGAAAATCGTTATAGCGCGCCCACAGGTCAAGCTTGTTGTAAGGCCAGTGGAAATCGTAGTTAGTCTGCTGGCAGAAATAACCCTCAGCGTCTAACGCAGTGAAATCTGCGGTTTCGCGCTGGTCGCCGCCGCTGGTGTTGGTGGTGCTGGCGATAGTACTGGAAACGCCAACGCCGATTTTCTCACCCTTCATTTCATCAACGGGGATGATGTTAATACGCTTGAGGAACTCAGAGGACTCCTGAACGCGCGTCATTAGGCGCTGCGTGACGGACGGCTCTACGCTGAATTTTTTATTCAGCTCGTCGGACTCAATGCCGTTTAGCTTTGCGAGCTGCGTCATGAAAGCATTGAATTTAAAGCGGGTTGTTTTACGCATTACCTTTCCTATTACAAGGGATCATAATTCTTAAGGCGCGCCGGGCACGCCTCGAAATGTAGGCTGTTAGCAGTCGGTTACTGTTTCTTCTGAATTACTGCCGCCGCCGTTCGCCAGAGGGCGTTGGTTGAAGTTCTCAGGCTGGGTAGTTTCCAAACGCTGCTTAAGCGAATTGAAATCCTCAGCCCCTTTCGTGGCTGAGGTTTCCAAGGCGTTAAGGCGTTGGGTCAGGGCGGTTTCGATGGCTGAAAGTTTGGTTTCTTGCTCGGCCTGATTGACTTGAACCTGCTCAGCCACGGCCTCAACCGCTTCATGCACATCTTTGAAACGTGCGTCGTCAGATTCCTGCTTGCGGGAAAGCAACTGTTTTACGCGGGAGTAAAAAGTAGGGCCAGCGTCGGCAACGTCTTCAAACTCGATCAGCGCTTCGGTGGCTACCGTAAAGAGGCTTTCCGGGTCGGTTTTACGTGCTGCAAGCGGGTTGTGTCTCGCCTTGCGGCTAAATTCAAGCATTTCCGTACCAAGGCTTGCCGGGTCGTCAGTGACCGCCAAACCGACCAAGTACGCCTTGCCCGAATTTGCAAAGTTGCGGCGGATTTCCATTGAGGTATAAACCTTCTGACCATTACCCACCATGTGAGTTAGATCCTCAGTCGGCGTGATTTTTGCAAACAGCGCCCACTTGCCATGCAGCAGAGGCTCACTAGTCTCATCAATCTGCTCGGCTTTCAGCTCGGTAACATCGCCATAGCGACGGAAATCGCTCGTCGGCAAAACCCCCTTGATATGTTCCAGATTGATGCGTGCGCCATAAGCTTTGGCGCTGTATGACTCCGCCATTTCCTTAATGTCATTCGCATCAATTTCGCGCCCGTCACAGGTATCACCCTCGACACCGATACGGAACCACTTAGATATTTTCTTTGCCATGTTACTGACTCCAGTCGTTGAATATTTCTGACAGGGGCCAGTTTCCAGAGACAGGAGCGAAGCCGCCAGCGGGCGCGGGTTGATGTTCGATAGCACAACGTGGACAGCGCGAAGAATGGCAGGCCAGTCGGTAACGTGGCGGTCATGATCACTACCGATACCACAATACTCAGCGACCCACGGCGACAGGCGGCACTGCTTTACTGGCAGGGTTTCTCTGTGCGCCAGATTGCGGAAATGCTGAAACAGAAAACGCCGACCGTGCAGAGCTGGAAACTGCGCGATAAGTGGGAGGATGCCGCGCCCATTTCTCGCGTCGAATCCAGTATGGAAGCGCGGCTCATTCAGCTCGTCATGAAAGATGTGAAGGGGAACAGCGACTATAAAGAAATCGACGCTTTAGGCCGAATGATGGAGCGCCTCGCGCGCGTGAACCGCTATAACGCTGGCGGTAACGAGGTGGATTTAAATCCGAACATTGCCAGTCGGAACAAAGGGGATCGCAAAGCGCCTGAAAAGAACATTTTCAGCGATGAAGCGATAGGCAAATTGAGTGACATTTTCCTCGCCGAATCCTTTGAATATCAGCGCGGCTGGCACCGTGCCGGTTTGCAGCACCGAATCCGCAACATTCTCAAATCCCGCCAGATTGGCGCGACGTTCTATTTTGCCCGCGAGGCGCTAATAGACGCCCTGACGACGGGCCGAAACCAAATTTTCCTGTCAGCCAGTAAGGCGCAGGCGCACGTCTTCAAAAATTACATTATCGACTTTGCCCGAAAGGTGGACGTTGACCTCAAAGGCGATCCGATTGTCCTGCCGAACGGCGCGCGCCTGATTTTCTTAGGCACCAACGTCCGCACCGCGCAGAGCTACACCGGCAACCTGTACCTAGACGAATATTTCTGGATACCGAAGTTTCAGGAGCTGCGCAAGGTCGCGTCAGGCATGTCATTGCATAAGAAATGGCGCACCACCTATTTCTCAACACCGTCGAGCCTAGCGCACAGCGCCTATCCGTACTGGTCGGGGGAACTATTTAACAAAGGCAGGGGGAACAAGTCAGACCGCATCGAAATTGACCTATCTCATAGCCACTTGGCGAAAGGCGCGCTGTGTGGCGACGGGCAATGGCGGCAGATTGTCACGGTTGAGGACGCACTCAACGGTGGATGCAACCTGTTTGACCTCGACCAGCTCAAAATGGAATACAGCCCGTCAGAATATCAAAACCTGCTCATGTGCGATTTTGTTGACGATCAGGCGTCCGTTTTCCCGTTTGCCGAGCTGCAAGGCTGCATGGTTGACAGTCTCGACGAGTGGGAAGATTTCGACCCGTATGTCAGGCGTCCGTTTGGTTATCGCCCCGTCTGGATTGGGTATGACCCGTCGCACACCGGCGACAGCGCCGGTTGTGTCGTGCTGGCACCGCCAGCCGTGCCGGGCGGCAAGTTCCGCATTCTTGAGCGGCACCAATGGAAGGGTATGGACTTTGCCAAGCAGGCCGAAAGCATTGAAGACCTGACAAAAAAATATGTCGTTGAGTACATCGGCATTGATGCCACCGGCCTAGGCCAAGGGGTTTTCCAATTGGTGCGCAAGTTCTACCCAGCCGCTAGGGAGTTGCAATATACGTCAGAGACTAAAAACGAAATGGTGCTGAAAGCGAAAAACGTTATTTCATCGGGCCGACTGGAGTACGACACCAGTTTCACTGACATAACCGCCAGCTTTATGGCCATTCGCAAAACTATGACCGCTAGCGGCTCAAAAGCCACCTATCAAGCCAGCCGCAGCGAAGAAGCGAGCCACGCAGACGTGGCGTGGGCGACCATGCACGCACTAATCAACGAACCGCTCACCGCAGCAAACGGCGGGCAAAGCAGCAGCATTTTGGAGTTTTATTAATGAAATCTATCCACGTTTCACCACAGCAAATTAATGCGTTGAAGGCCAGAGCCGATCAGATGCTGTTTGGCTTTCAGCGCGACTGGATTAACGCCGGTTGCTACCACCGTGAACGGATGATCACAAAACACCGACAGGCGGGGGCGGAATTCACGTTTTCCCTTGAGGCAGTGATTGATGCCTTAGAGACGGGCCGAAACCAATATTTTATGGCTGAAAACGGTAAACATTCTGCGGCTGCCAGCGCGTATATCTCCGCTCACCTGCAATCAGTCGGGGTAAAGGTAGGCACCGGCAGACTAATATTCGACAACTCAGCAATCATTGATTTTGTTGGGAATAAGACCCCGCTTGCGAACAAGTTCGGCAACGTTTATTTCACTGAATTTGCATGGGCAAATCACTGCGATGAACTGACTGAAAAGGCACGCTCCATCTCAATGCACCGCCAATTTCGCCGCACCTTCTACACCTCAGTCAGCCCTAAAGTTGATGCGTTTAATCTGTGGCGCGGGCCTTACGAAAAAGACGCAACAGCTTTAACCGTTCCACGATTGCAAGGCGGTTTTTTGGGAAGCGATGGCGTTTGGCGTCAAAGCCAGACAATCGAAAATTCGATTGAAAATGGTTACAACCTGCTCCGGCTGGAGGATATCAAGCGGGAATTCTCAGCCGAGGATTTCAACATGATGTTTATGTGCCAATGGCCTCAGCAGCAAACGAACGTGAAAGGTGAGAGCAATGTCTAAGCGCAAATTCCGCAAGCAAGCACAACCGGCAGCGCCAGCACAGCAGGCAGGGGCAGAAGCGTTTAGCTTCGGCGAACCGACACCCGTTTTAGACCGTCGCGAAATTCTGGATTACATCGAGAGCGTGGGTAATGGTCGATGGTACGAGCCGCCGATCAGCTTTGAAGGACTGGCGCGCAGCTTCCGCGCAGCAGTTCATCACAGCTCACCGATGTTTGTTAAGCGCAATATACTGGCATCAACATTCATCCCCCATAAGCTGCTTACTCAGCAAGAGTTTAGCCGCTTTGCGCTGGACTTTATTACCTTTGGCAACTCTTATCTTGAAGGTATTAGAAATCAATTAGGCGACCCGGCTCGGCTCGCCTGTAGCCCTGCAAAATATACGCGGCGCGGCGTGGAGCGCGGCAAGTATTGGTTTGTACAAGATTTCAAAGAAGCCCATGAATTCAAGACAGATAGTGTGTTTCATCTGATTGAGCCAGATATCAATCAGGAATTGTACGGCCTGCCTGAATATCTCAGTGCATTAAACTCGGCGTGGCTCAATGAATCCGCCACACTATTTCGCCGCAAGTATTACCAGAACGGCGCGCATGCTGGCTACATCATGTATATGACCGATGCAGCCCAAAGCAGCAGCGATATTGAGCAAATGCGTAAAGCTATGCGCGATACGAAGGGGCTGGGGAATTTTCGTAATCTGTTTATGTACGCGCCGAACGGAAAAAAGGACGGGATTCAAATTATCCCGCTGAGCGAAGTGGCGACGAAAGATGATTTCTTTAACATCAAGAAGGCCACGCGCGACGACTTGCTAAGCGCGCACCGCGTTCCGCCGCAGATGATGGGGATTATTCCAGATAATGCCGGGGGCTTTGGTGACGTGCAGAAGGCGGCGCAGGTTTTTGTCAGGAACGAACTGACGCCGCTACAGGAAAGAATGAAAGAGGTGAATGACTGGATAGGCGAGGAGGTTATCCGTTTCAAGCCTTACGAACTGACGACTGAAAGCACCAATTAACCAACTGGCCCGGCAACGGGCCAATGCTCACCCATCCACCTAAATTCCCGTCGGCAACGGCCCACCTGTAGCGCCTCAGACGTCCACCACGCGCACCGCGTCAAACACCCACCGGAATCACACCTCGCAAGCGAGAGGGCCACCACGGCCCGCACAGCCTCACGGCTGGGCCTGCTTTTTTGACCTCCGCGCGCAATGTTACCCGCCTGCCCGCTTTGACTTAACCGATCGCTTTTAATGCACCGCTTCGAGCTACGCAAAGCCCAGCCTGCGCGGGCCTTGCGGCGATTTTAGATCCTTTTTGATCATTCAAAAACATGCAGCTTATGCATGCACAGCCCCATTCTGCTCAAATCCATCCGATTCAATCATTAGTTCTCAATGGAGAACATCCTCTTTTTTCATTGAACCATCACCAGCGGAGCTAAGTGTTTCCATTGCCTGATCAGCCATTTCAGCAATCCAGATCACCGCGATTTCCCTATCGTTATGGTGGCACTCAACTGTTGATGACAACCTGGCAATCAACGCTATGCGCTCTAACAACTCTGCTGCGTGCAAAACATCCATCAAAAAGCATACCCTCACATTACTGTTTTTATATACAGTAATATAGATTTTTAGGGTTTCAAATTCCATAAGATTATACAATTTGTTTAACCACTCAATATTTCACCTGTGTATTTTACGAACAATTAAGCTTAAGTCGGCATTTTATACTTCAAAAATACCAAGATTTTAGCAATAGTATGGTTTCTATTCACAGCAATCATAATTGAACAAAAAACAACCAATCAATTGGAGAAGTTAGGATGAACTTCGATGCAACCCCTCTAAATATAAAGACTGTCCTGTCAGTTAAGCAAAGATATGTTATTCCAAGAAACCAACGGGAGTTTAGTTGGGAAAGACTGCAACTTGATGAGTTTTGGAGTGACATTATTAGAAATATTAAATTAAAAGAAGACGCTCAATCTTTTAATTTAGAAGAGTATTTTATCGGCACTATTGTCCTCTCTGGAGAAGATAGCGATGATGTTCTAGAGATTGTGGATGGTCAGCAAAGGCTATCCGTCGTAACTATTTTACTATCATTAATTTCGAGAGCACTAAGAAAGAATGGAGCCGTATCTATTGCTGACGATATATTTAAATCTTACATAGTGACAGTAAGTGATACCTTAGATAGAAATAGAATAAATTCAGAAGGTGAAAGCCTCATCGAAAAAATCTCTCGAAATAATAATCGTCAATTTTTCAAAACCACATTTCAAGATAAGAATGAAAAAAAAACAAAAGAAAATTGTGAAGAAGATAAGAAAATGTCTTATGCAGGTACTTTTTTTAAGCGAAAACTACAAAAAAAATCATTATGTCGAGCCTTACTGAAAAATGAAGACGATTCGTACACTAAAGAGGATCATGTTTTTTGCTTAACAGCACTATATCGAATGATTACGAACTATCTTAAAGTGGTTCGCATATCAGTAGGTAGCGGAGATGACGCATACGATATATTTGAAGTGTTAAATGCTAGAGGTATTAACCTCAGCTCTATAGATTTGATTAAAAATAAAATATTTCAAACGTGCACCGAAACATATCCTTTAGATGAAGCAAAAATAAAATGGGACTATATAGTAAAAAAACTTGACGACAGAGATGGCAATCATTCGATAGTTGATTACGTGCGCTGTTGGTGGTTATCTAAGTTCAATTATATTGGTGAAGAACAGCTATATAGAGCATTTAAACGAGAAGTCAATGACGAAACATCACCTTTAAGCCCTGCGGTATTTTTGGATCAATTACACTCAGATGTAGATATTTATGTAAAAATCATCAACCCTAGCATTGATGATTGGCCACAAGCTGATCAACGAAGTATTTATGAGTCTCTTCACGCCTTATCTATTTTCAATGTATCCATACCAAGGCCATTTATTTTATCCTTATTTAGAATTAAACGAGATAAAAGCAGAGCATTAAAACAAGATACACTAATAAATTGCTTACGAGAAATGGAGTCGTTCCATTTCAAGTTTAATGCAATTTGTAGATTGAGGCCGTCAGGTATTGATTCCCGATATTCCGTCCTAGCAGTAAAACTAAGTAACTCTAAAAATAAAAGAGACTGTGAAACATCTATAAATAATATGGTTGATTATATAACGACTAAAAAACCCACTTTAGACTCATATATCGAGAACTTCAATAAAAACATATCTTATACAAATAGCAAAACGATTCAAAGAAAATTAATTATTTACATATTTGAAAAGCTTGAAAGAAACCTGATCTCTAGTCGAGAAATGAAGTTCGACATTATCTCATTAGAGCATATCGGCCCACAAAAAAACTTTCCTGACTCTCATGTTGGGAAAATAGGAAACTTACTACCACTATGTTTTAACATAAATGAAACATGCAAGTCAAACTTATTAGAGAAAAAAATATCTGAGTATAAGGGATCTCGCCTAGAATTAGTTAAAGGATTCGTAACAGATTACGAGAAAAACCCTATTGCATGGAGCACAAAAGAAGTAGATGATAGAACAAACAACATAGCAAATTTAACTTACACGGAAATATAACATAGAAAAATAATAATGCTATTTTTATAAATAATAACATTACTAGCGGGACACTTCTGCTCAATTATAGAATTGTCCCCACTCTATAATTTTCCCAAAGGAAAGTTCAACCCCATCGATTTTTATTCTAGCGCCACGAGAAAGTGAATTTAACTCCCAAGCCTCTAATTTATAACCGAGCTTAGCAGACTCTCTTGATATATGGAATATTCTAGCCCTCTCCTCCTGCGTCAATCTGGCTGATGGGGCAATTTCTCGCCCTTTGGTTGGGTCAAAACTTCGTTGCACTTTGCTTATGCGTGGGGTTTGTTCACGGACACGCTCCACAATCGCCATCACGGCGGGTGTGTCGTTCCAGTCAATTGCCGTTGCCATCACGTTTTCGGTGCCCACAGTGTGTGATTCAGGCTGGTTATTTTGGCTTTCATGTCGATTTGTCGGGGCAGAGTTTCTGACCAACCCACAGTTATTGACAGGACTCCGAGGCGCGGCAGAGCCGCTTTTTAAGGTCAAAGAATTAACGTCAACGGCAGAAGACACGATCCGCCACTGCGTTGTACGGGTTTCGTAAATATGAGAATCACCAAGATGAGGCGCGAAAATACCAACAACCTTTTGCACATCCTCGGCATATGCGTTCAGCTCATCAGCAACACGACGAGCTACACGCACAGTCTGGTCATTACGGGAAACATTCGCACCCCCCTGTGCAGCGATATATGCGGCAAAATTACCGGCATCGGCGGCAGCGCGCACAGCCTCTACTTCATCGTCAAAAGTATCAGCCAGGTTGATTGAACGAATACGACG